CCCCGTTTCCAATAACAAAGTTTTAGGTCACGGCACTCGAATGCTTTCTATAATTACTCAAGTTAATCCTAAAGCAAAAATTATTTTAATTAGAATTGTTGGTATAGATCCAAAAAGAAACCCCGCAGATTATTACACAGATGATATTGATAATGCATTAGTTTGGATAACAAATAATCAAAAGAAGTACAACATTTCTGTTGTGAGCCTTTCTCAAGGTAATACTTTTAAAACCTGCGATGTTTCAACTGTATTTAAAAAACAAGTAAGTCTTTTAAAGAAAGTAAATGTTCCTGTAATCGCTGCTGCTGGAAATGATGGCAATAAAAAACCAGTATTTACTCCAGCATGCTGGAAAGAGGTAGTCTCTGTTGGAGCAGTTACCTCTGGGGGAGTTATTCAAACATACAGTAACGCAAAAGGAAAAGTAGACATCTATATTCCAGACAACTACACTTCTCGCATGTTAGATAATTCTACTAAAACAACTATTGGAACATCTAACTCAACTGCAGCACTTTCTGCTTGGTGGTTACTAAACAAACGTGATTCATTTAAAGAGACGTATGATTACTTACTATCTTTAACAAAACCAGCAAGTAACTATTTAATAAAAGGAGCATACTTTGAACTTGAATAAAGAAACGATACTTGAAGAGGCTCAAAGATTAATCACAGGAGATCGTAACAAATCTTATGATCATCCGTTAGATAATTTTAATCGTATTGCTAAAGGTTGGGAAGTAATTTTTGATACAGATGTAACAGAAGAACAGGTTGGATTAGCAATGGCTTGGGTAAAAATTTGTCGTGAAGTGCATCAACAAAAGAGAGACAACCTAGTTGATGGGGCGGGTTATCTAGGGACTGTGCAAATGGTCATAGATGAAAGAGAACGCCGTGCCAACCAAAGCGATTGATGGTAATTTACCTAAAAACTGCAACGTAACAATAGGAATAGATCAATCACTTACTGGCTTTGCATTAACTGCACTTCAATTTGAAGATCCAACAAAATATATTACATGGGTTTATAAATCACCTTATTTTGGAATTGAAAGACTTGCTGATATTAGACAATGGTTAGTAGATCATCTAGATTATCTTGAAGAAAATAACAATACAATTTTAGACATAGCAATGGAGGGCACCGTTCTTGCTAGCCATGCAGCCCTTGTATTGGGAGAGTTGTCAGCCACCGTTAGACTAACTATTTTTGATTATTTTGAAGAGGGTGATTTTCGAAAATTTCCCTTAAAAGTTCCACCGATGACTTTAAAAAAGTTTGCTGCAGGAAAAGGTAATGCAAAAAAACAAGAGATGTTGCTACAAATATACAAGAGATGGGGCATAGAATTTAATGACGACAATGCCGCAGATTCTTACGCTCTTGCAAGGCTCTTAGGAAAAAACTTCTATAATGAGGTCGAGAAGGCAGTTGCCGAACAAATGAAAGATCCTAAATACAGAGACGCCCCAAGACTTTAGCCTTACCCTATATCCTAGGAGCGGTACATAAATTCGACCCAAAGGACTACTAGACATGACAACTTCACCTGAAATCCCTGTTTCTAATGACGAACCGTTTTTAAGAGTTAGTGCAAGTTCAAATCCTCAAAGCGTTGCATCAGCAATTGCTCATGCTATTTACGAAAAGCACGAAGTAAAGTTACGTGCTGTAGGTGCAGGGGCAGTAAACCAAGCAGTAAAAGCAATTGCTATATCTCGTGGCTATGTAGCCCCTAGAGGTTTAGATTTAACCTGCAAACCAGGCTTTACCACTATTGAATCTCGTGACGGAGAAATTTCCGCCATTGTATTCGCCATTACAGCAAGTTAATTTAGTTCTATCCTTAGACATACACTAAGGAGTCACCATGGCAAATTGGACAGATATGGGTCACGCAATGCGACGTCGCATGGGCGCACCTTCAAACCATCTAGAGTCAGCAGGTACTAAAATGAAAAAAGATATGAGCCCAGATCAATACACCCCATCTGGTGCAAATGCAACATTTACTAATGTAAGTGGTACACCTTCTGTTGGTACATTGATGCCAAAGAAGAATACTCAAGCAGCACAGCCAATGTATGGTACAAAAGCAAATAGAAAGAATGTACTTGTAGCAGATGCCGCAGCGTCTGAGCGCAAAGGTGCTGCACATAGAATTACTGCATCAATGCCTTGCATTGATCCTTGTGCAGGTTCAACTATGACTAATGCAAGAACTATTCCCTCTGTATCAGGACGTCAAAATCCTAACTTCCAAGGTGGAATGGACAGCGACTACTAAAATGGCATCATTGTCGAATTCACAATTCGGCGCTAACAACTCGATGACGCCACAAACGCCAGATGTAGATACGCCGCTATCATTTAGTTCTTCTACAGCAGGATCTGCTGCTCAAGCAACTGCATGGAAAAATAGAAGCATTGGTGGTGGTAGACCTTTATCATTATCTAAAAAAACTGCTGGCACAACATTTAATTGGGATGATACTTCTACAAATACATCAGTTACACCTAACTCTGGTGGTAGAAACCCAAATGCTTAGTAATGAACAATTTGCTAATTTAGCCAACGAAGGTGGAGCCAGCAGAAGTTTTAAGACTGGTGAATCTCCTAAAGGTCCTGGAGTTATGGTTTCAATTCCTGGTGCTGAAAAGATAACTAACGCACCATACACTGCAGAACAAGCAAAAAGTTTTAAAGAAGAAAATAAGACAAAAGCAACAGGCGATGTTTATCAGGGTGCATGGAAAACTGGTGGAAAAATATTTGCAGATATAAGTGTTAAACACAGTACTCTTCCAGGTGCACGTACTGCTGGTGTAGAAAACAAACAAATTGCTGGATATGATTTAGGTGGAACAGATGTAAGGCGCCCACAGGGTGGTAATGTTTATTTTGGTCGCAAAGTTCCTGGTGTTGAATCTAACCCAGAGTTTGTAGCAAGTGCTCATCGAACAGCAGAGTATGAAAGAATGGAACCAAAACCAAAGGCTCAAGAATTTGCAGAACAATCTCAGATAAGTCGTGGCTCTACATATAAGGGTAAAAAAATTTCAATAAATGAGGTTTATGCAACTATTGCAAAAAATCGCAGAGATAGAGGTGTGTAATGGCTGGTGGAGTTAATAATCTTTCAGCATCACAAAACTGGCAATCTCTTGGTGGTGGAGGTCTTTATGGCTATAACAATCAGGGTGGTGCAGGAACTCCTATAGCCCGTAGTGCAATTGATGAATCCCGCATGGGTATTGGCCGAATTCCATCTGCAGAGTATCCAGATGGTTATCTTGGCACAATGCGATCTCGAAGAGATGATCGTCTATTAGATTCTATTAAGAACCGTGTAAATCAGAAGGCTTATCAACGAGGTGTTCACAAGGGTGAGCGTATTGAACCTTCTATGTACTATTGGCCAGAACAAATACACCCAATGACTGGCATTGAACGTCAAATGAAAGCAAAGTTAGTAAATATAAATGGCGCAATGGTTTATCGATCAGACAGAAGTGCACCACAGACACAACTAACTCCTGCTCCACACTTAGTAAATGATGGCAAAGCCAATACTGTTGCAGACCAACCAGGAACCATTGATGCACGCCGTAAAGCAATGCTTGCCTATCTAAGACCTGCGTGGGCATAATATGGCTTACTTCGGAGTAAATCCCCACGGTCGTTGGGATCAGAATATTGCTCAAGCACAATTTAAAGACCATGTAGAAAATGTTATTAAAAAGTATCGTGAAGCGTCACCAGCATTTGTTGAAGGCGGACATCAATGGTATGAAAAGGCACACGAAGAAGCAACCAAACTTGGTGGTGGAGACACAAAACGTGGCGCAGGAATTATTGCGGCATTATCCCCATTAAGTGATTGGGATAGAAATGTTAGAGAAGCAAAAGAATTAGTAAAGACTGGCGATGTTAAGAGCGCCCTCCTTCCAGCAAATGTTGCAAAAGCCCAAAGAATTCACGCTGGTGAAGAGCCAGAAAAAGTATTAGGTGGAAACAAAGTAACTAGTTTCTTCAAGAACATTAATGATCCAAGTAATAAGGAGCCTGTAACAATTGATCGTCATGCATACGACATTGCAATGGGAAGACCTTTTGCTGGAACAGGAAAGCCAAAGAATTTAGAAGAGTTAAAAGTTCCACGCCAAACAGGAACTATGTCTCAAGATCTAGGCTTAAGTTCAATGGGTAGATACAAGCACTTCGTTCATGCGTATCAGCATGCTGCTGGAGAGTTAGGTGTTGATGTACCAAATAAAGTACAAGCAACATCTTGGGTAACTCATAGAGGAGCAATAGGATGACACAGAAATTTGATGGCGTTTATGATTATACAAAGCCGTGGCGTGCACCTGTACAACCTGACAAGGTAGCCAAGAGGTACTCTTATCTAGGACCATGGGCATCCAATCAAGAACGTCTTACACAACAGGCTCTTATGGTTATGAACATACCTGGAAAAGATATTCAAGAGATGGTTAGACCACCACTACCTCAGATTCAATTATTTCCAGAACGTTATGGCTACGGAGATCGCAGTCAACCTGGTATTGATGACATTGTAACTATTGATAGAAAATACTCTGAACCAAGAGTATCCTGGTTCTCTGGCGGTGTTGCTGGTTATCAAGCAGCCGAACGAAACGCACTAGGGAGTAACTAATGCCAACTATAGTTCCTGATCGTGGTGATGATCCAAAGCGCAAGATGTCTTATCTTGAAGAGGTAAATAACGTAGAACGTAAAAAAAGAGTTAGCCCAATACAGTATGAAGAGATGTTAAAGGCTAGAAAGCCAGGAGCAAAAGATCCTTTTTACGGATATCAAAAACGAATTGGTGAATGGGATCCAGAAAGGTACTAACCTATGAATGACGGCGACGGTATGTTAACAATGGAGTTACAAGCAGGACTAATTGCTTCTAACGCCACTATGTATAATGGCTCATCACCTTGTCCGACTTGCGGTGTCGTTATGAATCCTGTTGAATTCCTATCTAATAGAGGACACTGCTTGTCTTGCACAACAGCAAAAAACGCTAAAAGAGTAAAGGAAAAAATGTCATGATGTTTAACGACCGCAGAAGGACCCGAATTCAGAGTGCTAAAGAGCGCCAAAGGGTGCATAATTTAGTCAGAGATACAGGTGGATTAATATCTTCTTCAACAGGAGAATATCCAGCATCTCGCAAAGAACAGTATGCTCAATCAACTCAAGCGGTGGAAGCCGTTATTGAGGCAAATAGGAAGAAGAAATAATGGCCGTTAATTCATCTCGCTCAATGAACAAGTCACTTGATGATGGTGCAACAGATGGTAAGTATCGCAAGGTTCGTCCTGATACTGAAGTAGGTCCAGAGTCATCTGGTACTGAAGCCAATCGTCAATCACTTCATCCATTTTATGGTTATGGTTTTGCAACCTCTGAGTATCCAGCAAAGGTAAACCCAGGTAAGTAAATGTATAATCTTCAGTCAAAACAATTTACTGGTTTATCTGCAGGAGCACTTGCAAGTGGTCGATATAGAGAAACTGATCCACAAGCAACAAGAAATGCAAAAGCCAGTGTAGCGGGTAAAAGTAGAGCAGGTAAAATGTTGCAAGGAATGCAAAAAACTCAACGTCAATCTTTTAGAGATTAATTATGGCAAGAGTAGCAAAAACAAATTTAGCAAAGGCTCCTGATTTTATTTCAAGCAAAGAACCTTTTCAAGCATCAGCACTATCGGGTGTAGAAGGTACCACTGGCCCTGGCTATATGTCAGATGATGAAACTCGTGAATATCGCAAATCAAATCCAACATATACAGTACGTTCTTACGGAACACCTATTGCATGGCACGGAGATGCGGGTTGGCAACAATCTACAACAAAATATTCTCGAACTACTTCCAAACATCAAACCATCGTTAAGCGTGCATTGAACACCCACTTCCAAAGCGGACACGATAACGCAAAGAACCCAGACTACGGCCTACCTCTTGGCGAGAAGTAAGAGTGGTGGGGGTCGTAACGACGCCCGTAAATGTGGTAAAGCAAGTAAGAAACGTCCAAAGTCAAACGTAAAAAAGGGTAAATCTTGCTGTGGATACTCAAATAAAAGAACAAATCGTTTAGATCATAATCAAGGACACCGTAAAATAGCCTTAGCCGCCTAAGTACGCTAGTATACACGGACCACTAAAAGGAGAAAAAAATGTATCTTCCACCATTTGAAATTGCGCCTACTGAAGTTGCGGGCGGTTGTATAGCAATCTATCAAAATCTTTGGAAAAATCCGCAAGAAACAATTGATATAATTGAAAAAGTTACATCAGATGAAACTTCTGGTATTAAGTTTGAACGAGCAACTACTACAGTAATTGAAAATTCTCATATGAGAACTAACTCTCACCTTTCAGTTTCAAAATCGGGTGAAACAAATGAAGAATTTCGTAAAATTAATAATAATTTTTTTGATATTACGTATGCAACAACGAGTGATTATGTAAAAAGATTTGGAGGAAATTTTCAATTTTTCTTTAACGAAGGATTTAATTTATTAAAATATCAAACTGGTCAAGAATATAAAGCACATTTTGACGGACTTACTCCTTCTGGAAGATCTGTTTCTCCAATTCTTTATTTAAACGATGATTATGAAGGTGGTGAAATTGAGTTTGTTAATTTTAATCTTAAAATCAAACCAAAAGCAGGAATGTTAGTGCTTTTTCCAGCAAATTTTGCATACCAACACATTGCTCATCCAGTAACAAATGGGACAAAATATGCAATAGTTACTTGGTTACATGATAGACCTAGTGTTGCACTACCAAATTCTAAAAATGAGTTACTAAATAGTGATGAGTAACATTCCAATTCTTGGACAAAAAAAACAAGATAATGAACCACAGTTTAGGTTGTTGTACTGTCTTGTCTGTCAAACATTAGAAGAGTTACCACCTTATGATGGTGCGCCTGAGCAAGATCACCTATTAGAAATTGCCTGTGAACAGCATGTCTTTCCCTCTGGAGAACCGCATAAAGGAAAACTATTTGCATTGCCCTTAAGAGCATGGGCTAAGACAGAGTCAAAAAAAGAAATTATTAGACAAATAAAAGGTGGAGGTTCTGCTGGTATTGCAGAAGTAGATGATACTTTCTACGAATCACGATCTACCTTTATGGAAGATGCAATGACTTGCTATAGGCAACACAACAAACCAAAAGATGGCTGCTCAGATTGGCATATTAAAGACAAGATGTTGGTGCCCAAAACAATAAAGGAACGCAGAGCAGAGGGTATGGAGAAGTATGAGGAATCCGCAGGGCCAAAAACTTATTTGTGCGATTTTTGTCCTGTAGCAATATCCGTAGCGCAACGAAAGAGAAAGTTGATGGGAATATAATAATGTCTGATAATGAGATGATCCAAGCAGCCTATACTGTAGGTATTAGATTAGATGGAACCGTGTTTACCGAGGTGCTTGAACCTAGCGAAGTGGTTCAAAGAAGAGCAACTACTTTTGATATATATCAAACAAGCAGAGAGTTAGTCTCCGATATTGAAAGTCAATTACTTGCAGATCGAGTTGCACGTACTGTATTGGCAAGTCTGCAACCAAAGGACAATGTTGCAGAATTCAAGGAAAAATTGATAAATGCACTAAGTGATAGAGGCATAGACACCCCACAAGCCTAAAGAGCCATAGACTATGTCTATGAGTGATTTAACTGGCTTTGTAAGTCCTGTTCAATTACAGGCTGCCCCT